CAGGCGGTTGCGCCCGCCGTTCTTTTCCTCGGCCTCCGCCTCGGATAATTTTTGTGCCCAATATTCCATTTCCTCGCGGATTTGTTTCAGGTCTGCCCGCGTCAACATTCTTGTGCCGATTTGATAGCTTTGCCCGGTGGCTACACTTTCCTCCGCCGCAAGCCATGTATTCAATTTCTGCCGGCACATTTCTTTTGAAAAAATAGCCATTAAATACCTCCTGTAATGCGGCGGCGGCCTGCCCGCCGGGGTCTTTGCGCCATGCCCGGCTCCGGCTTTGCCAGCACGGGGTTGGCAATCTCTAAAGCGGCGGTGGCATAGTTGCGTAGGTCAAGCGGCTCGTTGCGCTTGTACTTGCTGTCTTTCAGCTCCCACACGGTAACGCTGCGCCCCTTGCGGAACCGCACCACCATCTTCTCACTGGTCAGGCCCTTAAAGTAGGTTTCATCGTACCCGGCTTCTTCGTTCGCGGGAAAGTGGCAGTAGTTCGGCCCCTTGGTGTTGTGGCGCAACCGCTGGTATAACAGCGCCTTGCCCGCGTCCACGCCAATGATGAACAGCGGCGTTTTTACGCGGTTGTTGGTGGTGGGGTTGCGGATGTAGGGCACCTCGGCACCGCCCTTGCCCTTGATCGCCCACACGCCGCGCTCGTACCGTTCCTTGGTAAAGCGGTACACTTGGTCGGTGTGGTGGCCGCCGCTGTCAATGCAGCAGCTTATAATGCGCAGCGCGGTTCCGTCCTTTTTGCACCACACGGTCTGCAAAAAAGCGTCCAAGTCCTCCCACACCTGTTCTTTCAGCATATCGCCGTAAATCTTTTGGTATCGGATTCCCCAGCTTTCCTTGCCAACGCCCCAACCCACGATCTCAACCTCAAAGCGGTCATCCTGCACATCCACACCGGCGGTAAGCACAAGCACTTCTTCGGGCACCACCGCGTCGTAAATCTCGCGGCGGTTGAACAGTTCGGTGTCCTCCACCTGTTCGCCCCGTTCCTCCCAAGTTTCACCCAGTTCGGTATTTACCCAAACCTTCATGCCCTCCGGGTTTCCTTGGTCAAGCTGTTCTTTCGCCACTATGAATTTCTGCACGATCTCTTTCCATCCGCAAAAGGTGGAGGCAAGCGTGTTCAGGTGGAACCCCCGCGTTTCTGCGCCGGGGTTTTCCGCCACAAAGCGGCCCTGCTGGCTCTGCTGTTTCCAGCGGTATTCGTTCGCCACGCACCCGCAGCGTTCGCATTTGTAAACGATCTCTTTTTGCAGGTCGTCCGGGTCAAAGATCAGGTTTGCCCACACAAAGGGCTGGTAATGCCCGCACTCCGGGCACGGCACATTCCATTCCTCGCGGGTGGATTGGTTGTACTCGGTTTCAATGCGGCTGTGCCCCTTGATAACCGGGGTCGATACCATAACCGTTTTCTTATCCCAAAATGTTGTTTGGCGCTTTTGGGCAAGGCTCAACGGGTCGCCCTCGGTTCCGGCGCTGCCGGGGTAGCGGTCTACCTCGTCGGCCAGCAGCACTTTAATAGGGCGGCTGGCAAGGCCGGTGGCGCTGTTCGCGCCCACTATGGTGATGTGCCCGCCGGGGAAATTCTTTTTCAAGATCGTGTTCCCGGCGTATCGGCTTTTCACATCCACCAGCCCGCGCAGCACCGGCGTGTCGCGTATCATCGGGGCCAAGCGGTCTTTGCTGAATGTCTGCCCCATGTCCAAGGTTGGCTGCATAACCAAGATGGGCGCGGGGGCATAGGCCATAAAATAGCCAAGGATGTTCAGCAGCAGCTCGGTCTTGCCCAACTGCGCCGCGCACATGATAACTACCCGCCGTATGTGCGCATCACCTATGGCGTCCATGATCTCCCGCTGGTACGGTGCCTTGTCGGTGTGCCACCGTCCCGGCTCGGCGCTGCTCTCCGCGCTCAGCATACGGTAGCGGTCAGCCCATTGGGATAGTGTCAGCTCCGGGGGCGGTTTCAGCGTTGCCACACACCGCGCCAGCATTTCCATTGTCGCCTGCGGTATTTCCAGCAGCTTTTGCTTTTTTGCTACCCCACAGTCTGTCGTACTCCTTTCGCCTGCAATCCGGGAAAAAGCACAGACCTTTTTCGTCGCCTGTCCAAATTCTCCACACGCACCCCTCGCAGGGGTCTTTATTTTTCTTCTGTCCTTTCATCGGCAGTGTCCTCCACAGCAAAGGCCACGCGGTAGTCGCTCAATTCTTCCAGCGTTTCGTCGATAGCCTTTTTCATTTCGTCAAAAATAGCGGCTTGGTTTCCGTCCATAGCCGCCAGCGTAGGCGATAGCTTGGCGGGCATAGCCAAAAACCGGCTGCGGATATTCAGGCACATGGTCTGTATGCCTTTCTCAATATCCTGCGTACTGTGCAAATCGCCCCGGCGCAGGTCGTTGTCCATTTCCGCTGCTTTCCGCTTTTCGGCGGTCAGCTTCATGCGCTCGGTGTTCAGACTTTCTTTTCCCGCTCCGCCCAAATACTTGATGTACCGGGCCACGGTGGGTTGCAGCTCATACAGCCCCGGTCTTGCCTCCACAATCACGCCCTCGTCGCGTAACTGCCGCACCCGGCGTTCGGTCAGGCATAACCACTGGGCAATAACCTTGCTGGTGTACAGTGTCATTCCTCCGTGTCCTCCTCCAAAGGCGCGTCAAGATCATCTGCCGCCGTCCCGTCGGGATCGGGCACATCCACCGCGCCGGTGGCTCTCATGCGCAAAATTTCAAGCCGCTGCTTTTCCAGCGCCATGCGCCTGTCGCTCTCCTCCAAGGCCCGCAGGCTGTCCGCAATCTTGGCAATGCGGCCCTGCACCTTGTATAGCGCTTCCTGCAATTTCAGCACCCGGCTAAAGGCGCTGTCCTTGCTGTACATACCCATGGTTTGGTTGGCACCGTCTTTTTTGTCCTTGCCCCGCCCGCCGGGGGTGCGCATATCCAAAAGGCTGCTCACAAACAGTGCGTCCTCCGGCTGGCTCTCATACTCGGCAATTTTTGCCAGTATCTTGTGTTCGCGGAACTTCAAAATCTTCATTTCATGTTCCAGCGCCTCACGCCCGCCCAGCGGCACACTCTCGGTGATCTTCAATTCTTCGGCAGAAAGCATATCAAAAAAGACGGTGCTGTACGCTCCGTCTTTCTCTGCGTTCTTATTGCCGGGCGGCGCACCGTCGTGGCTGCCTGCTGCATTGCGCTTGCCCTTGCTGTTTTGGTTGCCCGGCTGCCCGCCGCGCTTTTTCTTTGGTAACGCTTCTTCCCACTTGTCCGCCGCTTTCCAGTTGCGCAGGGTTTGGTAACTCACACCCAGCTCCCCGGCCAGCGCCCGCAGGCTTACTTCCTCGCCCTTTTTCTTCTTGGCGATATATTCAGCCTTGGCGGTGTCGCGCTTCTCGCTCCGCTTCGGCATTCTACACCTCCAAAAAGTAAAGCCCGCCCCCGCCGGGCAGGCCCAAAACAAAAGGCCCGCAGCGTTCCCGCCACGAGCCTTTATATTTTCATGCTACTAATATACCACACAAAACCTGTCAAAGTTGCTAACTTTCTAAAAAAAATTTCTCGCCACCAAATAGTGCCATGCGCTTTGATAGGTCGCCGTCCGCTTGTTCAGCTTTGACCAGCCAAATTCAGGTATGTGCAAAATGTATTCCAACTGCTTTTTCGTTGGCACAAACCCGGCAAACTCCGGCGCGTCGCTCTCTATCGGTGCATGACCAAACGGATGCCCGGTTTCTTGGCAGTACACCGCATAGCAGAACATAGCCGGTTTCCGTTCGTCCGGCACTCCATCCCAAATACAGGTGATAACGGATTCCGGCTCTTGGAAGTGCGACACGCGCACCCGGTACTTCGTTGCCATGTTGAACAGGTAGCGCGGGCACTGGTGGTCGTTTTCATCTTCGTACCGTGTCAGCAGCGCCCCAACATCCGCCGCGTTCGCCAAATACGGGTAGGGTATCTCCGCCCCGTGCAGGTAGCCGTATTGCCCCTCCGATGGAACAATGTCCATAATCTCAACCTTGAACGGCGGCACAAGCCCTAATTCCTGCGCAGCAGCCACCGCGTCGGTGTCGCTGATCGCGTTTACTGTCACGGTCTTTTTTCGGCTGGTCGGCTTGCCCGTCTTTTCGCTTACGCCCTCCAACTTCCCGGTCACACTGTACGGGTACAGGTTTGTGTAGCCTACGCCTGTCGGCTGGCTGGCATAATCCCAGTAAATCGGAACTGTCTTGCCCTCCCGGTTTGTACGGGAATACCCATAGCGCGGTATCGGCCTTTCCATCTGCGCATACCGCCCGGTGTGCAGGGCAAAGTAGATCATGTGCTTGCAGGGGGAGTGTCCTTTCTTGAAGTCCTCGCACTCGCAGCTTGTCATGGTCACATGGTACACATTCCCGCTGGCCTTGCTTAGAATGTCCGCCGCCGCTTTCGCTTCGCCCTGCATGGTTATGATCTTAAAAGATTCCGTCCTCGCCCGCAAAAGCCGCGCCTCATAATCCCGTCCCTCACAACGGCGCACTGCAGCCGTCGGCTGTGCCTGCGGCTTGATCGGGGAAGATGGTTCTTTAGGCTTTGCCGGTGGCGGCGCGGTCGTCGGTGCCGTGCCGCCGTTTTTGTTCTCGCCAGATTTTCCTATCACGATCAGAACCCCCAGCACCGCCAGTGTGGGAATAGGCCACTTGAACAGCGCATAAATTCCCGCCATAACCATAAGCACCGTAAATACCACTGCCATTGCCAAACTCCTTTTCTTTGAACACTCCTTGCGAAAATTTCAACACACTGTAAATCTTTCTTGCATTTTGGTTTACTTTTTTATGCTTTGTAAATCTTTATTACAAGATTAAGCGTAAAAAATGCTATTGTCAAGTAAAGTGAGGTGAAAAGGTTTGAAGATTTATACATACGAGGGCAAGGCCAATATCTCCGGCGATAGAATCCACCAAGCCCGCACCGCACAGCGCCTCTCGCAAGACGCACTTGCCGCCAAACTCCAAGTGGCCGGTCTTGGCATAGGGCGCGAGGCGATCAGCCGCATAGAAACCGGCCTGCGCTTTGTAACCGATTATGAACTTGTCATATTTGCCCGCGTTCTCGGCGTGACCATTGAATGGCTCACCGGCGATATGCAGGATTGAAAAAGGCTTGCACAAACCTGTGCTTGCCTTTATTTTTTTGCCCTCCACCGCGCCGGGCAGCACCGCCCCGGCTTTCCCGTGCCTGCACCACCCCGGCAATCTGCCCCCAACAGCACCCGCCCCGGCTCTCCCTCTCCTGCGCCGCCTCCGGCTCTCCCATGCCTGCCACCAAGCCCGCGCCCGGCCCTCATTCCTGCCCAATTTTATTTTTTTGACCCCCTCTACTTTTTCCGCCCGGCCCAAGGGGAAGTGAAAAAACACCCTCATACCTACCCAACTTTTGCGCTCTCGAACCCGCAAAGCTAAATGT